CTATGTGCTGGTATTCCGCTTCAATTGCGCCGCTGTTGGCGCTGTTCAAGGCGTCAAGCAAAGCGCCGCTATCAAGCGCCTGAAGTGTTGCATCAATGTTGATCTGCTGGTTTATCTCGCGCTTGTCGATCCACAAGCCGGCAATGTGAGCTAATGAATCCAAAGCCTGACGCGCTGCGCTTAGCTGCCGGTGTTCTTTGCCGAGCGCTACCAATTCGAGATACTGATTGATCAAGAAATCACGATCAATATCCTGTTTCCGCTGCGTAGTTGCTAGGTTTTGTTGTTGTACCTTAACAAGATAATCGCGGACCTTAACATGCCTTAACAATCTGCTTGCTGCGCTATTAACTACGGTTTCCGGTTTGTCGCTGCCGTAGGCGCTGCGATACGCTGCTGATGCATTCCGGCCATTGTTTAGATAATCATTACAGAACATCAATTGTTTATCGTTTAAATCGTGCTTTATTTCAGCCATTTATCACCTCGTATTTATTCCTAAAGTTTAGCATTAGTGGCGGCTGATTCTACAACCAAAGCATAAATAGGTATTGACATATGGTGTCCATTCCACTAAGCTTGTGGGAAATAAAAACAAGTTTGAGAGGTGCAACATGAGCGATTACATCGGCTACAGCAGAAAAGTAACCATCGCAATATTGAACGATCACAACATGAGAATAGAGGACTTTAAAGACTTCATAAAATACGTTGGAATTAAAGACTATTACTCAACGAAAGAATTAAAGAATTTCCTAGGCTATTAATAAACAAGCGGCCGCGACACCGGCCAAAATAAGAGAGGTACAAAGTGAAGACTTACGAATTTTCCACCAAACTGCACAACCGGAAGAATGCCGCCGGTCAAACTGTAGAGAAAGTGAGAGTATGGCTGGAAGAGTCAACCAATAACCGGTTTCTATCTGATGCCGGATTCAAGCGCGGCGCAGCTGTTGATATTGCCATATTCGCCGCCGGTTTTATCAGAATTGCTTTAATTGATAATGAAGCGACCGAGATTATCGGCAAACGCGCCAAAGTGGCCGGAAAAGCTGATAGAGCCTTATTTGATATCACAAGGAACAGCGACCAAATGCCGGCCGCATTCCACCCTAAAAACAATTCAACATTAGTTGCACATATCGAAACTGGATTAATAAGGATCACGATTAAAAGCTAAATAAATAAAGCGGCGCTGCTTAGAACTGCAATTCTGAGCAGCGCCTAATCAATACAGATATTCGAGGTATCTATATGACTAATCAAAATTTTACAGGCTCATTATTAACCACCACAAGCGCAAAAATTCAGCATTCTAATGAATTTGGCAGCGACTACTACACCGCAATTATGTATTTAGCGCCATTCGATCTATCAGGCCGCAATGTTTGCGCTTTTGCTAGTAGTGGTTGCGCTGCCGGTTGTCTCAACACTGCCGGCCGCGGCAAATTCGATAATATCCAAAAAGCGCGAATCAATCGGACAAATTTCTTTTTTGAACACAAAGCGATGTTTAAAGATCAGCTTTTTACAGAAATTTTCAAACACCAAAAGAAATCCTGGAAAAATGATTTAATGCCGGCGGTCCGGTTGAATGGTACAAGTGACCTAGTTTGGGAATATATATATCCTGATTTGTTTACTGAATTCAGCGACATAATTTTTTATGACTATACAAAATATCCGATCAACAAAAGGACACGACTACCTCAAAATTACGATCTTACTTTCTCAAGGTCCGAAAGTAATCACGATCAGGTATTACCAAATCTTGAGGCCGGCCGACGTGTTGCGGTCGTATTCGATACCAAAAAAGGTCAACCATTGCCGGCGGAATACCTAGGTTATCCGGTCGTTGATGGTGATCTGCACGACATGCGTTTTATTGATCCCGACGGCGTAATTGTAGGCCTACGCGCAAAAGGATTAGCAGCGAAAGATACAAGCGGATTTGTAGTAAAAGCTAAATAAATAAATAGGTGGGCCGCGCATACCTAACACGCGGTAAAGGTAAAACAATGGCAGAAAGTAACGAACAAATAATAGCCATGATTTATACGAATGAAAAAGACTGGATGCAAATTAAATCAGTCGTAGGAAAAATAAATGTGCAATTTGGCTATGTCGTAAATGATGAGGACGGTTTAGAAATAGATTCACACTTAAATCCAAACAAAAAATATGAGGTGCAGTAATGGCAATAGATCTAACAAATAAACCACTAACGCGGACCGAAAAAAGAGCGCTGGAACAAGGGCCAAAGCTGCTTAAAAAAGCGCGGCAGGACCGCAGAAAAAAGCAGCAGAATAAAAACCTGGATGAGGTGACTGAATGGGCCTATTTTGAAAGTGTATTTTTAGGCGCTTAATTTCCATCTGATGATGGCCGGTTAGCTACCGGCCGAAACTCTGCGGATATGAGTCATGGATAGCTAAATTAAACGAATTAATCAAGGGGGAATTATGGATCATAGAGCCGGCGCAGCTTTAACGGCAATATGTTTTAAGTATGGACCGCTGGAATATAGCCAGCGGCTAAAGCATAAAGGCGCGTCAGATGAACAGGTATATAAAATACTGGCCCAGAGTCAGGATAATAAAAACCTGGATGAAAAGGCGGAGAAAATAAGAGAGAATGCGCACACAAAGGGGGTGCATTAATGGATAAATATGAACAGCTAGCTACCGATTTCAGCGACGTAGTACGCAGCTATATATCAGCGAATGATATACATCTGATTCTTGAGGATTTGGGATCAACATTCGACCATTCATCAGGTAATCTCATGGTGAGACTTTCAAAATATTTTGATTACCATATGACTATGTTTGAAATGGTTGAAGAATATTTCCCTGAGTATAAAGGGAAAGAAATACGCGGCCATGACGCATTCTGGTACAACTACAACAAAGAGATCAGAGCATACGAGAAAAAAGGCTATGAAGCTGACAGGCCTATTCACGACCTGATCAGAATAGCTCTCAGGATAGCCGTAGATAATAAATTTTTCATAAGTGAAGAGGTGCAGTCATGAGCGTAGCAGCTAAATTAATAATCGATTTTATAGCTGAGGATTCCGATAAAAGTGATTACAAAATCCTTGAGGATTTTATGGTCAATAAACTCTCAGCGTGGGATAAGAGAAGCGCTAACGAAATACTGGAAAGTGATCTGCATATAAACCGGTTGCGCGAAGACTTACTAACAGCGAAAGAGGCAAAGCCACGCAGTCTTAAAGAGATAGTTACTATCCCTGCTGATAATTTTGAAATGGCCAAACAGGCCGCCACACTTCTCGATCTGAATGAGTATCTGTATCAGCGGATATGGTTCACATTTATGGACGATCACGATATACCCGACGACTTTGAGAATACCGCCTATGGTAACGACGCAGCGCCGAGTATCTCACACAAATCAGGCCGCATTATGGTTTGGTTTCATGATCAGGACACATGGGATGATATCGGTTGGCACGACGAGCTGAAAAAATATCAGGTTCACTACCACCCAACCGAACAGGCATACGGTGAATATGGTGAAGGATATACCAACAAATCTGTAAATACCTGGGCTGAAGTCCTTGAGATTATTGAAGAGTGGCGTGCGACTCAGAATAGATTTGAATCGATAGTTAAGAAATTAAAGTGGTTCATAAAGGGGTAATGGTATGGAAATAGAAGTGAAAAACGTAAAATTTGTTGAAGCATTTAGTGAAGAAACTTTTTGTTTCACCGCATCAATTTGGGTTGACGGCAAGAAGGTTGGGGAAGCATCCAACAGAGGACACGGAGGACAAACAGACCTTATATATAACGACGGCTACCCACACAAATCAGCGACCCATAAAGCTATAAAAGAATACTGCGAAACGCTCCCTCCAATGCAATCGGACATGGAAGTAATAACCTTGGAAGATGGCGAGGAAATTGACCGCAGTTGGACGATGGAATATGACCCTTATATCTTGATCGATGAATTGATAGGGGAGGAATATGAGAGGCAACAAAACAAGAAACTCTGCCGAGGCAAAACCGCCTTCCGAATGCCGAACCATGAATACGAAAGCAAGTATGAATACCACATCTTAAACCACAAATATACGCCTGCCGTAAAAGCGGAATTAATAAAAAGATATGGAGAGGAGGTATACATCTTGAACGAACATATTTAGGTCGGGAAACTAAGCGGCCTCGGGCGACACCCCGAGGCCTTGCGGACATAAGAGAGGTCCAATGTCCAAATTGATTATACAACTAATAAATAAATTCCGCGGTAAGCGCGAACTAACAACCGATGAGATCATGCTGGGTATGCTGCTGATGAGCCTGACCAAAGGTGATCCGAATAAGAAAATAATTATTGGTGAGGTGATTAACAATGAGTGAATTAATAGACTTGCTCAAGGAAATTAAATCAAATAAAGAGGCGGCTGCGTTCTATCGTGACGAGGCCAACCGCCTTGAATATGAAGCGATCAAAGAACTCCAGGAAATGGGGATTAAAAAGGCGGACCTCGGAGATTCCGAGGCTACACTTGTACCATCCAAAGCAGATGTCAATTCTGATATGCTGCGGCCCTTACTGGAGCATCCATTGATCGCAGATAAGCTGATCGATAGCGGCGCTTATACACCGGCGCATACCAAAGAGATCGATGTTCCTGAGAAATGGAATCTGACTCACCTCAAAGGCCTTAAACAGTACGGCGGCAACGAGGTTGAAGAGACAATTGATAACGCTACAACGCGACGATATACAATTAAGTTTAAGGACAAAGGTGCATCATGAATGAAGGAATATTCAGAACAATGGATGAAGAGGATCAAGATAATCACTTGAACAAATTCTTCACTGAAGATACATATATTCCTGGAGAATATGTAGAACGTGACTGGCGCTTTGAAGATCATCATGAGTTCTGCCGATACCCGAACACCGCCAAGTCTCACTATTGCTACCACGCGACCGGACATTGTGATCAATGTGAACTTTTAAAAACAAGAAATCACTGTCCACTAAAACCAATAACGCAACGAGGTGCATCATGACTGTTAAATCCAGGTCCTACGGACATGAACACGAGGGGAAATATGTCACGTATGATATATATCCCCACGAGGACAACATCCACGCGAAAGTAGAATGGAATGAATACGAAAACCAGTACGTCTTACAGAGCTACGGCGTATGGCGAAGAATGTTTCAACTGGAAGGCACATCGAACTATCTTTTGCTTGGAGACTACGAGGACATTGATGTCCTAAAGGGTATTAATTTTATATCCGAGCAAGAGTTCCAGTCAGCTATTAACAACACGACATTCGCCGATCTGAAACTGTTAAATGTTCCCCTCTCAAAGTACCACTACTCGGATGCAGATATAGCAGAAATAAACAAAGGCATCGGGGAAGGTCCATGACCGAACAATTCTTTAACGCACGAGAGGCCGCCGATTATCTTAACCTGAGCCGACGCCAGGTAGACAGGTACATTGAGGCCGGCAAACTCGTCGCTGTCAAAAAGGGTGTGACTTGGCAGATAGCCAAGTCCGCCCTCGATAATATCCAACGCCCTCAGAGAGGCGGACACGACCGCGTCATGGTAGGTAGACTCATCAAGTCCCGAAAGAACGCGGAAAAACTGCTTGATGACAAGATGGATTCAGATTCCTGGACTGAGGCCGAGCGTGAAATTGTACGAGGTGAGAGATCGGCATTTGATGAGGTGGCTAGAAAGTCTGGGTGGCAGTAGCTTGTGGTGTACAAATGGGGTACATTTTTCATGTACCCCAGTGTTTTTGTAATTTTTACCCGATTAAATTCCGAACCTAAATTTCCTGTTTTATAACTAGATGGCGGTTGTCATGTCGTCTAGTGTGGCGGAATGTACATCCATGCAGGTGGATTGTAGGTTTTGGAGACCTTCGCTCTACCAACTGAGCTACACCCCTGTGATCAATGATTTAGCTACGAATTTACTTGTTTGGTCCACTCATCGGTTCCGAGTGGTGTACATTTTGGTGTACATTTTACGCTCCGCGTGCATTCCTCAAGTCAAATTCACCCATCGCTGTATCCATTTTACTTGCAACACTCGCAACTTTTATATCTCTCACGTTGTCATATATTAACATTGTAGTTGATAGCTCTGTATGACCAAGCATTCTCATGATTACTTTCGGATCAACACCCTGTTCTGCTAACAGCGAAGTATATGCGTGTCGTAACTTCCTTAAAGTCATATCAGGGCGACCCATAGAGGAGCAAATAGTGCGGACAGTATCTGCAACCTTGTCGGGGTTTAGAAACTCTCCAATTTCGTTAGCAAAGACAAGTGATTCTTCAGTCCAGTTGTACTCGGCATTATCTTTTTGATATTGACGATGGTGGTCAAGAAATATTTTTAATTTCGGAGATATAGCAGACCGTTCTCCGACACTTCCCTCGGTCTTTCCCCACGGTCTGATGTAATGTCCGACTCCCCTTTCCTTTGAGCGGACGACAGTCTGATTAACTGAGACTATCTGTTGACCGTGCTTTTCTTTAATGTCCGACCATCTCAACCCCAAAACTTCACTGCGACGCAGACCGGTATATATGGAAGTAATGATAGGACCTGCATGACGATTTGATCCAAGTAGTTTGATCAATTCCCTTAAATCAGAAGCGGATATTTCTTTTTCATTTCCAGGTCTGGGAACTTTCGGTGGTCTGATTTTATTTTGGCCATGCTGGTCAGCAAAAAGATGATACTTCAATATTCCCTGTTCAACACCGTACTCAATCGCTGCATGGTAAGAACGATAGTGATGCTTTACGGTTAATGGTTTCAGTCCATGACCACCTTCACTGACAGGCTTTTGCAACTCGGAAAAGAACGCCCCAAACATATGCTTGTTGTTTTCTAAATGGTGAAGAGTAGCAGCACCGAGTGGATGTGGATATTCCATAGTCATGTTGTCTTGATTTCTGACAGCTAGTTTTCTGATGTGTCCACGATATCCAGAAGTCGTACTCCACTCAAGCAGTGAAACATAATTGTCATACCAGTAGTATAAAAATTCCCCAAAGGTCATCGTCGAATCACGCGGACTGATCTTCAGCTTTGCCTGCTCTTCAACTTCATCCTGTAATCTTTGACGTTCCCTTCTGGCACGTTCAATAAACTTACTATCCGCCTCGCGTTTACCGTCGATATACAGTCGCTTAATAGATATTGATCTCCCTTTGGTAATCCTGTTGCCGTACTCGTCTTTCCCCAATTCCAGATTCATTTTTATAGCGTCATCATGACGGTGATAGGCAAGGTGCTTTGTAGCGTGGACCTTTTCTTTGAATGTCTGTTTTGCCATCGTCCTCTCCTTAGTTCCTTAATGTCTCGTTGAGCTGATCTATTTCGGCAAAGAAAAACTGGACCTCGTTGCGTACTATCTCCCAGTCATCTGAAGTGAATGGTTCTTTACGATACAGAACGACCTTGACCGTGCCTCTCAGCTCTTCACCACCACTTGTAAGCCGTCTGTTTCTTTCAAGGTTGATCATCATGATTTGCTGGTGAAGATCATCACCTTTATCTATCGAGTTCTTTATTTCCTCTTTCAAATCATTAAGATCAAACACACCACCCACGGTCACCGCATAATCACCGTACTTATTATTCAACGCCTGAGTTAAATAGATGAGATAACTGGTATCACCCTGCACATATGTCTCAGGATATTCCTTGACCTCTGATCCATGCCTTACATACAGTGTCCGCTGAACCGTGAGCCGATCCCATCGAACCTCTCTGCGTAGTTTGTTGTACAAATGCGTTGCGAATGGCCTCATCTGCCACTGCCATTCATTGTTGGGGACGTAGACCCCTTCATTATTGGTTGGTTCTATATATATAGTGGGATCTATGTGATCGAGCGCCAACAAAAAACTCTTGTCCAAAAATTCAATTGCACTTGCGGGCATGGTAGCCCCATGCTTTTGAAGCATCTCAATTATTCTTTTTAATTTCGGGGAAAGTTCATCCTCTTGAAAAGTCTCAGGTGATGGCAGGTCAAGGTATTCAAACAGTTCTTTCATCAACAGGGGATCAAACTTTCGGATCTTCCCATTCTCCATACGACTCAACTGCTGACGGCTGAGTTGAGTGCCATCGGCAACCTCTTGTTGGGACAACCCAAGCCTTCGGCGAGCCTGCACAACAGCCCTTCCGACACTGCTAGGCACGGACTCCCCATATTGCTCAAAATGTTCATCTAAAAGATGGTCATCTGGTACAGACTTAGCAGTATTTATCATGGTATGTTATCCCCCCTTAACATGGGACTTGTGACTGTGATTACGTTGTATAAGAAATGGGTGAGCAGTATGATCAACAGAAAAGCTGACGGTACTAAGAAAGTCATGGTAAGTATGGAGCTTACGCTTCCTGCGGAGTGTCCAGTTGCTGAACGGTGGACTCTCGATCAGTATTCCTCTTTAATTGCAGTTCGATTGAATCAAACACAAAATCTTGTTGCACTTCTTGAAGACGCCGAAGACCTGATACAAACAGCCATTCCCTCTCGGAAAGATCACCTGGAACTTCGTCAGCTCGGAGACAGCCATGAGCTATCAGAGCCTCGATAACATCAAGACCGGCAACCCTTGCCAGATCGGCAACGGTATCAGCTCCGGTTCGGCCTTTATCTATAAGGTCCGTAACACAATGGGTGTGTTTGTTGGCCTCGATAGACCACCTTCTCGGACTCGAAAACCCTGACTTCTTGAGGCCGTCTTTGGCCCACTGAATCAGAGCCGTATTCTTCTTGGATACGCTCACATTGCACCTCTCTAATCCCTGACATTCAGAGACATTTGTCTGCGTCTTAGTGCATACAGCATAGACCACAATGGTAGATTTGACAACCATAAACAATATGTGTATTCTCTTGGTATAGCAGTTGGAACAGCCATGATGGCAGAACAAACACCGGCTAAGGAGTAGAGAATGCAGGAGATCACACCAGATTTCTGGGATCTTAAAGAAGTCGCTGAAGAGAGGATGCAGATCGATTACAGAACCTTCAAGAAAATGATTGAAGACGGTGAAGTCACCGGTGATCGAGTACCGCACAAACATCTCGGCGACAAGACAGTAAAGATTCCAATAGAACAATATCTGATGTGGCTCAAAGGCGACTTTACACCCGACCAATGTAAGACCTGCCATACCAATAGAACAGAGGCTGAACCAATAGTTAAACCACTCCGACAAGTGGTATCAAACAAGTAGTAGCAAAGAGAGGTGCATTATGCAGGCTACTGAATGGCTCGACGAGAAGGCGACTGAGGTTTTTGAGAAAGCCTTGGTTCCAGCAGAACAGAAAAGGTTGGGAGAGATGTTTCCAGATGCAGACTGGACTCCAGATCAACCTAAATGTTCGGGGGGTGTAAGCGATGAGTAGCGAACACTTCGACAGGTGGGTTGAATCCTACATTGAATATGTTACCGAGGTACTCGGCGAATACAAAGCTGATGAATACCTCAGTAACCTCAGAGATGAGGATCTCCGCACTATATACAACGATTCACACGGTACGACACCGGCAGAGATTAAATCTCTTGAAGGAGCGTCCGTATGAATCTCGCAGAATACAAGATAAGAGAACAAATGTTGGAAGAGGTCAAGACAAGACTTGAAGAGCGTATGAACGGTGATGAATACGAGCCAGGAATACGCAAAGCAAGAGTCTTGACCTACGAAATGCTTGCAGAAAACACAACCAAATTTTATGCAACAGCACATAAGGATAGATAAGGAAAATATTATGACTTTCAATTTAGAAAACTACGTCGAAGTTAAAGACCGAATACCTTTGTTCAAAAAACAATTTGAGGATGCTCGGATTACCACTCAGGTAATTCATCAGGATGCAGACAGCATCACCATCATGGCATTTCTATGGCGTGATGGTATCGATCAGGCTGCCAACACTCCGCTTGCCACTGGCATAGCGAAAGAGAAGGACGGTGGGTACATCGATAAGTATGTCGAGAACTGTGAGACCTCAGCCATTGGCCGCGCCCTTGCTAACTACGACATTCTCGGGGACAGCTCTGAGCGCCCAAGCAGGGAAGAGATGAGGTCCGCTCAGTCCATGCAGCAGGTTAAAGAAAACAGACCTGCTCCATCAGCCCCTGAGCCATCAGCTCCTGCCCAGTCGAGTGAAGTAGCGAGTATGAAGCAGATTAATTTCCTGCAAAAGCTAGGCTACCAAAAAGACCCCACGGGTCTGACCAAGAGAGAGGCTTCCTCTTTGATATCTGAGCTGCAAGAAGAGCAGGATCAGTTAAGTACGAGCCGAAGATAACAGCTAGGGTAGCGGATTCTTTCCGCTGCCCTTTTCATTCACAACTACGGAGACAACTATGCAAAAGGAACTGTACTGCAATCCAAACGGATGCAATGAACATGACTTTAAGACAGCCAGCATCTGGTGTGCATACCAGGATCATTTATCGCGTGAAGAACGGAAGATACAGGCAATGAATAAGATCGCTGAGTCTATGAATAAACCTATTGCATCAGCAGTCCAGACTCCTCAAGCAGATATTCCACAGAGACAGACAAGACCCGCAAGGACAGTTGTGAATGGCACAAGAAGAACTTTTGGGGACGTTAGAGTACCCTGAATTAGATCCAGTTTTAAATACATACGGCGAAGTAGAAGCACACAGAACAGTATTCGATGGACTCAATTCCACAATTAGTTTTGTCGGATACGATCTAGAACAGAAACCCACCGGACTTCATGGAATCATTGAAGTCTATCTCGATTCCACACAGGTCGCGTGGGACAACATCAACTACACCAAGTCAACCCAGCGCAAGGCCGTTGCCGGTGACGCTTACAGCGATGGCGACCTCGATTTCGTTGCCAAGTTTTATCCCAGAAAACATATGCACAAGGACCTTGCTGTCTTTGCAAAGAAGGCATATCCAATTTATCTCGGCAAGGTCGAAGTCGATATGGTTCACGGCGATCCAATGCTTGAGATCAGGGAATATATAAAGGGACTTATTCCTATGGGAACCGGAGTCATTGTTAACTCAAGACCTGGCATGGGAAAGAGCTGGATTGTAATGCTCATAGCAGTCACCGTCGATTCGGGTAGCACAACTCTATGGAATGCAGAGCAGGGGAATGTCCTTTATATAAACCTCGAGAGATCCGAGTCATCAATGAGGCGGCGTCTCGGCGGAGTCAACACTTCACTCGGCCTCGATTACAACAGGCCACTCAGGTTCCTTAACGTCCGCGGAAGATCACTGGTGGATATCAGGGACTCGGTTAAGAAGATTGTCGAGAAAGAGGATATTAAATTAATTGTCGTCGATTCAATTTCCCGAGCCGGTATGGGTTCTCTCATAGAAGATAACGTAGCAATGAAGATCACTGATCTTCTAAACAATCTCGTTGAGGAAACCGATAGAGCATGGCTTGGAATTGCACACCGCGGTCATACAAACCAGAACGTATTCGGGTCTATACACTTCATCGCTGCTGCCGATGTCGTAGTCAAACTTGAATCAGCCCGTAACCTCAGTAAAGAACTCGGCATAAAGCTGACGGTGGAAAAGCAGAACGATCTTCCACCATCGATGCCAACACTGGTCGGCCTTTCTTTTGACTCTATGGGAATCAACAACGTCTGGCGCCCATACGAATACGAATTTCCTGACCTCATAGAAGAAGACGAATCAACAAAGTAGGTATGAGAGATGCACCAAACATATGTGACAAATGCCACAGTACATTTATCGAATCTGTCGATGAGGCAGAATTCCGATGCGCCCTTTGTGGCAGGCGGTTTTACCTGCCTCTCGGAAGGATTGAGAAAAGGCCATTTAAATTGCAGATCCGCTACAAGGGATTCGCAATCAAAGGAAAGAGAACACCTCTTACAGTCGGCATCGACGACAACGATAACGAGCCGAACAGGGTTATGAAATACCAGGTCTATTGCCCCGAGTGTTTTGAGATGACAAAGCAGGGGCCAAGAACAAGAAGGGACGATAAAAATGGATTCCACTACGACATCAGAATGAAGTGCGACAACCACCACATTACTACTCTAATGGAATCAAGTCACAACGGAGATTTATTTGGCTGGAGATAACGACACCATACCAATAGAAGAAGCGATCATGCTTTCCTACAACAGCATGAAGGAAAAGGAATTTCAGTCGATGGTTGAACAAATTGCGGAGCTGCGTGGCTGGACCTTTTACCACACCCGTAACAGCATAGGATCTCAAAAAGGATTTCCTGATCTTGTAATGCTCAGAGGCGAAAGAGAAGTAGTAGCTGAACTCAAGTCACAAAAAGGGAAGATAAGCGAAGAACAGAAAGACTGGCTGGAAAAATATAAATTGGTAGGAGCTGAGGTCTTCCTCTGGAGACCATCGGATATAAGAGAGATCGAGGAGATTCTGAGCTAGGGAAATTAAATGTGGATACACGTACCTACAACGCTATTAGTCTCTGCTCAGGATACGACGGAATCCAGCTTGGACTCCGAGAGGTTATCCATGTTAGAACAGTCTGCTACGTGGAAAACGAAGTATCTGTCGCCCGAATCCTGGCAGCGCGTATGGAAGAGGGATACCTCGATAAGGCGCCTGTCTGGTCTGACGTCAAAGACTTCGACCCTGAACCGTGGTGTGGAAAAGTGGATATCCTCTTTGGAGGATTTCCCTGTCAGCCCTTTTCAGTGGCAGGAGAAAAGCTCGGAGAAGATGACCCGAGAAATCTCTGGCCAGATACAGCCAGACTTATACGGGGACTTGGGGTATCAGTCGTCTTTCTGGAAAATGTCAGCGGACCCGAGTTCCTCAGATACTACTACTCTCGAATACGACCTGAACTGGTCGAGATGGATTTTAAAGTTGAGGAGGGATTATTCTCGGCGGCTGAAGTCGGCGCCTCGCACCGAAGGCGTCGAACCTTCATACTGGCCCACTCCAATGCACAGAGACTACAAGGGGATGGATGGCCCTGGAAAAAAGAACGCCCTGAAGGACCCCCGACTGTACCTCTCTATCCCCCAGGTCCCAAGGACAAACAGGGATGGACACAACTGCTCTCGGTTCTGCCAGAGGCTCAACCCAGTTGGTGCCGAACACTTGATGGGCCTGCCCCTGAAATGGACATACGCCTCAGAGCCATTGGCAACGGAGTCGTTCCGGCAGTGGCGGCTAGGGCTTTTAGGATACTTGCGGAGAAATTGAAATGACAGATAAATGCGTGCATCACTACATCCTCGAGGAACCTGGTGGAGTTAACTCTCTCGGGGTCTGCAAGAAATGCGGTGCGAAAAAGATTCACTCAAATGAACTCGGCAAAAAAGTCGTCGCAAGAGAGACTTCTGCTGGCTTCGTCCAAAGGGTCGTGGAATTTTCGTTGAATAACAGGGGAACGCTAAAGGAGAAGGATGATTAGAACAAGTCCAAAATATCGTCCTCAAATAGAACTGCTATTGGCAAGGCATTATCAAGGATGGAAAACATCAAAAATCCTAAATGAATTGGTAGAGAAATTCGATAAGCCAATTGGACTCAGGCAAATACAGAGAATACGGAAGGATTGGGGTCGATACGAAACAATAGATACCCACCCATTAGCCAAACAGTTCAATTGGACAAAATAAATCGTCAGTTGAAAAAACCAAGACGACCTAGGACATAGGTCACTCTATTTAAAACGCTCTATGAGCCTCTGAGAGGGGTGCTAGTCACGGACTGAGTTGTTGATCCGTGCCTACGCTGCTTTCTTTGCGGTCTGAATTGACTTGACGAGCGCCCAGAACCTCGACATCAATTTGCTTCTTTCCTTCTGGGAAATTGAAAAGTCATCTCTCATCGATAATTCGATCTCTTGTATCAGGTCCACGGCAAGAGGCAAACTGTCCTTGTACTGCATCGCTAACTTAATTGCTGCAAACATAAAAACTCCTTATTCGTTTTCCAATACTTTTAGACTGACCCCGCCTAAAAAGCCGAAGAGGCCACCGATAATTGCGGTGATGATCTCTATGGCTTCTAGCTGAAGTCCAATCCATAAACCTAGGCAACTGAATATCGTGGCACATACAATGCCGAGAGCTATCTGTGGTCTAAATCTTCCCATCATGCCTTCTTTTTTCCGTGGTATATTTGCCGATGGTCCAATAGCGCCTTGGTAAGAGCTATGGACACCTCGGTCATCTTTGTATTCTTCTCCTGATTTTTGAGCCATTTGCAGGTATCACATTCCCTTGTCATTATGGATTAGCTTCCTCTATCGTTGGCTCTGACATAATCAATTCTACGTTGTCAGTTACAGTCCAGTTACTTCCGAGTACAGTATTAAGAATCTGGAACTCCTTGGTAAGCAAACTACTATCGTGACCAACCTCGTTCTCAATAATCTTTAATACTCCTATGTCCAAATTTTTAAATTGGCAGGAGCTTCCTTTGGAATATACGTTGCTTAACGTAAGTGAGCCTATATCTCCGTCTACCCCAGAATTAGGAGCTACTATAAGCACCCTATCGTAGGTACCTCCACTAGTCACCATAGCTTCAGCCTGATGATGCCCTCCCATAGCTGTTCTACGCGGGGCATTTCCTGGTTGTTGGTATATAGATAACCCATCGGCTACATTATATTCAACCTGTATTGTATGAGCGTCAATATCGGAGAACGACATACTCTTACAGCGACTACGTTCCACCGTTAAGGTGCCTATGTTTAACCTGGTGGCTACCTGTGCAGGAGTGTCACCCTGTGCTGCTATTGCAGGGATACCAGTAACGAGTATCGCAGGACACTTGGCGTTACCAGACTTGGCAGGATCAGTAGCATCACAGGCAGAAGGAATTACAGACCCATCGTTGTTGCCTGTACCACCTTTATATATTTCACCTACCGATACGTTCTCAAGTGTAATTGCTCTGACTGGAATATTTCCCAGATTGATAGCTAACGTATTGTCTCTGTCATCAAATGAAGTAGGGATATCAGAAGGTGCCAGATACACTCCTGAGTCTCCGTTTGAGAATGAGCGTTCGGCAAGCACAGTCTCATTCACGACCACCCCTGTCCCGGCCGTACTGGTCACCGCTAATATTCCCACGGCAGCCTGTGGACTTAGGCCACAAGCACGCAATAAGCTATAGGGGGATTTAAGTACGTTGAAAGTTCTACGCCACTTGGCACTCTCACCATTTAAATATTCAATCTTTGCAAATACCCAGTCTCTCCAGACACATACCCTTCTGTATGCTGCAACCATCTTTGAAGGGAAGGACCGTATACCTCTGCGTACCTCGGGCTGAAGTATGCCAAGCACAAATAGTCCGACCGATACTGAAACCGTATACAACATATAGTTGTTTAGCGTTCCAATGATTCCATCGATGTATGCAAGAGCCGGGTGAATCCAGCACCCTGTGGTAATGATGTAGTTAAAGCAGTCGGGGGAATTTGCCATAATGTAAGCAATAGGGTTGTAAAAAGAAATTGCAAGTCCAACGGCACCGGAGAGGATAAGAAAGAAAGTAAGCAGATATTGAAGCGGGGTTCTCGGATCAGGCACCTTAACGTCAGGTGGCTTAAAGTCAGGGAACTTTATTTTATTCATGACATCATCTCCTCTTCAGTATCCGTACTTATCCAGAATTTTCCATGCGATATAAGCGCCGACACTCACTCCAAGGCCAGCTAGAATTCCGCCTGCCCACCACGTCTTTTTCTCTATTCCCTTTTGCACTGCTTCTAATCTCCTTGTCTGCGCTCTTAGGTCATCGACCAAATTTTTCAACCTGATTATTTCGGTCGTCATCCATTCACGACCGTCTTTATTTGAAGACATTTGCTTCTATCTAGGAACTACCCGGAGCAACTATCTTCGCCTGCCGCCTTCTCTTTACATTGAGAAGTGCGCTCTTTCTATGGGGATCAAAGCCTCCGATCCCTGAATTCATATAATCACTGAACGAGGACTTGCCCTTGCCAACTCCCTGCTCTCTCCAGTCTGCCGCCCATTTCCTCATGTGGTTGTTCACAATTTTCATGACGGTTTCGGGGTTGTCGTGACGCGCAAGCATTTCGTTCATTGCCGTCGTAATTTTGGCCAGAGATTGCTCCTGCTGCTTATCGTCCTTGACGAGCTGCGCTAGGGGCATTCGCCCTTCTTTCATAACAGCCATTACTTTTTCCTCCTTGCCTGACTTGCTTTAATAGCACGCTCCTGCCTTCTGGCCTGAGCTTTCGTCTTGTGAGTTCCAAGTACCTTGCCTCTGCCCGATACGAGGACCATCTTGTTACCTCTCTTAACTATCATGAAGCCACCTTCTCAACGAGAACGCAGTTGAATGTTCCCGTCCTTTCCGCCAGAGCATTCGGCGCACCGGCTGCGTCCCATGAATTAACACCAAAACTAAAGCCCGATCTTTCACGATCAAGCGTTACGTACTTTGATACGGATCCAAACTTGAACTGGGTCTGAATTACACTCTCAACGAGTGACTCTATGTTGGAGATAACCGTCTCGATACTCTGTCCTGTATCCTCTGCCGTCTGCTCGATATCGATAGTCATCTGGTGTTCGTATAGAATGCCCGGCACCACGGCACCCTCGATAATGATGTCCTTTATCTTGGGGGTGTTTGTATTGGTTGAATCGTTCCGGTTGAGCTTTAGCATTATTCCGATATCTTTTGCGCTAACGCCAGCTCCCGATGCGAAATCTATTTTGCTCACAGATGATGTGAAATCACCTAGGTCTACATCATCCCTGTCACCCCCATTAATCCCGTAGTGAAATTCAACTGTCTCATGTGATGCAGTCAGATCGTCTGCTGACAGATGAGCCGTAAGGAAATTCTTACTATTATGTGGCATACCAAGGTCGTAGTAGGGAAGCTCGATAAACTGACCATCTGCTGCACGTTTGATAGATACGCCTGATCTTGGGTTAACTAAGGGTTGTTCCAGAAACTCTGCATCACAGGTATTTGTACCTGTTCTCATAGAGAAGTGAAGCCTTGGAACGCCGTCATCACCGGAGCCAACATCTATCCAGTCTATTGGCTGATCGGCAGTTGTGTTCTTATACATATGGTGCCAGCCCTTACCATTCCAGGCTAAAATTCTGGCATTTCTGTTCGCAGCTCCACCGCCGAGCGATATAAATAACTGGTCTCCTGAGCTTTTCATCCACCTCACGGGGCCAAGCATGTCGGATGGAACCCCGTCTCCATATGAAAGGCCGAAGCCCGATTCTATTATTCTTGAATTACCCTGAACGGTCATCTTGTAGATTGGAGCAGGGCTGTCATTATCAACGCCCTGTGCAAACCACAGACTACCTTCATGAACTGTCATCCTTCTTCCGTTATGATCGCTTCCAGTCATGGGAAGGATTAATTGGTAAGTCCATGTTGATGGAGCGGTATCAATCTCATAGATACCTTCATGGGTAGCAAGGTAAAGTTTCTCTTCAGAGTCAATTCCCGGGTAAGTTGCCAGACCCTGTGGGCCATTACTTGATCGAATACTTATTTCCGCTGCCCATACAACCCCTCCGTCAGTTGACGACACAAAATCAATTGTCCCATCATCTTCGTCCCACACTGCTGCTACGAGTTCTCCACCAACACTTCCAAACAAACCCGCATCAAACGGATCGGTAGTACCAAAATCAGCAGCCTTGTCGCTTGCCAGTTTGCCTTTTGCGATTATGGTACTTGATTCAGACCAACTTGCACCATCAGATGACGTATAAGTTCGGTGGTCATCTCCCTGTACAACCATTGCAACAAGTCCCGCTGTGCTTGTTGTTATATCTACTGGGGTTACCGGATCTATTGCAAAAGCTGCCGCAGCAGAAAGGAAATCACCAGATATACTTGATGCCAGGGTATGGCTCATTGTTGTTGTCGTGCCTGTTGCAATCCTATAGGATGACTTATGGCTACGAGTGATACCTGTCCCTGTAGCAGCCATGCCTGATTGCTGTCCAGTGCCACTTGAAGATACTGCAATATTGTCATCACCTGCAAAGCCGTCGACAACAAAATCACCGGCAGCAGTAGATACCGCATTAGATATAGTTGTACCGCTTGAATCTACTGAATTCGCAGTAGCCAGGCTTAGAGTGCCAGTATTAACTCCTCTAATATGGTAGGCTACAGCACTGATTTCATCGACAGCAGACCCGCTAACACTATTTAAACGACAGAAGAAGTAGTTGTCAGACCCTGAAGAAGCAGTTGGGTTTACTTTGTAAAATATACCCACTCCAGTATCAGCGTTATAAACATTTACCGCAGCATCCATAGATGTCCCGCCGCTACCGTTGGATGCAGCATTATATGCCATTCCAGTAATAGCATTTCCAATATTTGCGCCATCGGTATAAGTAACCACAACTACTAATAGATCAGTATTAGCCGTTACATTTACAACTGCTGCATATTCGGTTTCATCTTCACCTGCTGCCATTGATGTCACAGTAGCAGATTGTGACAGGTACCCACCGTTTTCCCATGCGTCGGTTGAAGCTCCTGTAAAAAGCCTGTTAACCGCTCCTCTATTCGTTGCACCAGACCCACCAGCATCTGATCCAATGGTTTGACTCCATAGTGAATGCAATTCACCTTTATATGAAGCTGAACATTTAACTACATTAAGTCCTGACTGAGTGGCATTCTCAGCAAGGATCGGCAGATAAATCCTGTCCATCCATCTCGTATCACACGTTGAGTTAAAGAACCTTCTGTATTCCTTGGGGTCAAAAGCAACGTCCGAATTTATCCTTGCCCTGCCAAACCCGTATGCAAGGTTCGGAACAACAAAAGATTCGTATGCAGCTACGTCCTCCGGCCTCGTTCTTCCTGTATCCCTGATCGGCTGAACAAACTGCTGAACGGGGCGCGTGCTTACTTTCGTACCATCGCCACCGGGTACAAGGCTGTACTGCTTGGAGTTTATCTCGACATCGAGACTCATCTAGAACACCATTCTTGGAACTGCAACTGGGGGAGTCTTTATCTTTACAAGATCACCCTCAACAGCCCGCACATAGCTTGCCTCAAACTGCCTTGCCATCTCGGTCCAGTTGGAGTCGGGATTTCCCGCAGCCATCCTCAGACACAGGAGCTGTCTTGTCTTGTCGTAGACCGGATGTAGTAATTCGCCGTCAATTTCCACCGTGCCAGCATCAGTCGATGCCGCAGTCAGAAGGTCTCTTCCGACAATCCTAATCCTGTATTTATCGGGTAGGGTTTCCTGGAATCGTATAACCCCGCCATTGGATGCACCCTCTGCCGGTGGAACATGATCCCAGTTCCGAAGTTCGTTATACGGAACATCGATCATCTCGCTCTGGCCGAGAGTCATCCATATCTCATCGATATAGGCAGCCATAGCAGCAGTAGAACCATCTGTAGTCGTACTTAATCCAACAACGGCTGTAGTAGCATTGTAGGCAAGAGTTGCGCTTGCCTTCATCAGTTCCCATCCAGTTCCACCATGATAGGAACCAACTTCTGCTCCAATATAAAGTTTCAATCTTCCTGATATATTGGAATATACCCATGCAGACAGGTTAACTTCCTGACCTTCAGTAGGTAATGTCGTATAAGACGATGATGCAGGAGTAAAAGTTTGTAAAAGTGTTACTGTAGTATTTGCAGGGACATGTAATCTTCCTGAATTATTTCCATGAAGAACTGCATAGTTTTCTGGATTGGTTGTCTGTGCTTCCTTATTGAAAGTTGCCCCTGATCCGGCAAGTGTCCAGTTGTTCTGTGAACCTGGAGTTAATTGATCTGCGTCCCAGTCCTCAAAGTCCCCATTTAATAAAAGGTTATCGCCCGAATCTGCGTTCCTTCTGTTGCCACGATATACGCGGTCAACTCTCCTGATAGTGGAGGGTAAGGTATAGGTGTGCTGGTTGAGGCCCGTTACGATGGTCTCGATATCTCTTACCATCGATATATCTGGAAATACTAATTCCCTCGCCTCGTTGTAGGCATCTTTAACATCATCGGGATGAAAGGTGGAAAGCTCAAAGTTAATGCTTCCACTTTCGTTATCGCCCCAGTTGGCACCGCCGCCTGTGATAGTTCCAGAGGATTGCGCATAATCGGTTACCCTTCTGATATCTCCAGAATTAGTTCCCGATGTCAGGTGAACGTACCACCTGTTATTGAAATAGTCGTCTACTGGAAAGCGCTTGGTTAACTTTGTATCGAGGACGTTTACGTTTCCGTCTGAGATGTTCGTCGTTGTAGAGCCGGTGATAAGACCAAGAGGTCTGAGTATATCCTGGCGCATCGTAGACCATGCAGTTGTCGGCATATTACACCCCTGCTTTTACTTTCTTCATACCCTTTAAATTGTTCTTGGCCATCTCTAGGTTCTGGTCCCGCAGCTCTTTAATCATCCTTTCCTGTGCGATTATGATTGCCTCTCGCTTGGCCTCGGGCATCCTTAAAAAGAGTTCTGCTATGTCCTGATCTTTGAGCTGTATGTCGTCCATTACGATATTCCTTTATAACTACACCATTCGTTAGCCATTGCAGTCTTCTCTGCATCTGTAGCTTTTGGAGTATGGGAACTTGGGTCAGCTGGTAAATCAAGCGATTTAACATATTCTATAAATTCTGACTTTGTTAGCACTGTTCCACCACTTGTTCCTATTCCAATAGCAAAATCATTCGCTACGTCATGGAAGTAATTTCCATCCGTTACACCAGAAGGAACAGGCGCTCTACCTGTTGCTGTATTCAATACTGTCGAATATTTAATGATAGCCATTACTTGGTTGACCTATATAAGTATTCATTTCTTACCAGTGTATTAATACCAATATGTTTCATAACGTGTTCATATTCCTTACCGAATACTTCCACGCAACTATCTAAAAATTCATAGAGGTGGCTAATGTTAGGCATCTGCCCATCTTCATCAATAACCCTCTGGCATTCAGCAATATATTTATTAATGACATTTTGGGCTGTATGGATGTGTATCCCATACTGCTCTAGGTACTCTGCATTACCTTGAGAAATTGAACCTTGATGAAGGGTATCCCTGTGAGCCTGTCGGAATGCCTGTCGTATGTGATGGCGTATCTCGTCCATCTCCGCATCCCTTTCATCCCATTCTTCTGGAATATTGTTGTTCCTTCTTATCTCCTCATATGCTTCTTGAAATACAGCAATCTCTTTAAAGGCACCTTCTATGTAAATTAATGACTGTTGTTTTCCCAGTTCTGCTTCGGCAATCTTGATGTTAGATAACTCGTCACCCTTTTCCTTCCATTGTTTTATTCGTAATTCTGTTTTTAAATTCTTAAAATATTGAGCTTCTATTGCGTTTCTTTTCTTTTGTATCTGAGTAAGACACTGCCTTAATCTCCTGTAAGGAGAATCAGTCAGCATAGTTAAAGTCATTAATTGATTTGTTGTCTGGGTTTGAGAGCGTCCAAGAGTTTTGTTTGCCCTGTCCATCTCAACCATTCTTTCGCTTATCTTGGCGAGTTTATCAGGAGTCATAGTTGGCAAATTGTTTGCAAACTGCTCGTTAATTGTTGATAGTTCTGTATTGGTCTTTGATAATTCCATAGTCTTTCCTATGCTGCCCACCCGGCAGCATCTCTTTTGTGGTGAGGTAAATCATTCATTGTGGAAGCGTTACCTGTTGATGCAATTGTTATGTACTCACACTCTCCTGAATTTGTATCATCAGATCCACCAGAGTTTCCACCTCCAAATCTCTGTCCTCTAATATTGTCCGATGAAGTAGCTGCTGGATATCTTCGTTGAACATTTTGGTCACCAAAATCTGAAGAATTCGCTGTAGAAGTTGGATTTACGTAGTCTATTTCTGAGGCTGCTGTACTACCAGATGTTCCTTCCATTCCATAGCCACCCCACCTGAGAATAACTCTTGACTCAGTAGAAGGACAACTTGAACTACCATAATTACTTTTATCTGTTAAGTCACCGAAATCAGACGCATCACCAGGACTAGACATATCTATATAACCAATATCATTTCTGTAATAAGCACCACCAGCATATATAAACCCGGCAGCATGGATTCCCCTGCTTAATGTAGAGGTGCCAGAAGGACCATTACCGGTAACGGTTGCATCTCCTACATCTGATGCGTTACCAGTAGAGGCAATCGTTATACGGTCAAGATGGTCTACGTTTGAACCTTTATAACCCATAGCCGATATTGCTATAGTTCCATTGCTAATCCCTGCACAGTTTTTAGAATACGAACCTGTTAAATCACCAAAGGATGAACTACCACCACTGTAGGAAGCAGGGGTAAAATAATCTATATCTATAAAATTTGACCAACCACCTACGTTAGTCTCGCCACCACCTAAAACTATACGATTACCGTTGCTTACATTGGAACCACCTACGAAATGTGCTTCTCTAGCTGTCCCTAAATCACCTGCATCACTGGCAGTTCCCGTAGACGTTGTAGATAAAGTGAATACTTCCTCACTAGAAGTATCAACATTACCAGAAGTTCCAAATCCACCAATTAGAAAACTTGTTAATCCCTGATATGCTTTTAGGGATGCTGGTATTTCTACCCCCATTATCTTTTCGATGTCACCTTTGTCTATGCCCATAATCTTTTCTATATCATCGGCACTGACACCCATAACTTTTTCTGCTTCAGCCATTATGCAATCTCCACAATAGCTAGGTCTGGCATTACCAACAAAACATCATCGGTTACAGCTACCCCTACCCTTTGTACATAGTCTCCATCATCTGACGGAGCAGTTTTAGTAAGTGCGCCAGCCGATTCACCTAGATAAACTGGGTCACCAGCATCAAATGCTTCAGCATCCATTCTCCAAATACCATGTGTTAATACATAACAATCATCACCATCACTACCAGCAGCATTTGTGGCTATTCCGATGCAGGGTTCTGTTATACTTCCTGCTGCTGCATTTGCTTGAGCAGCTTTTCCACTACTATTTATACAAACAGCATCTCCAGCAGCAATACTGCCAGCACTATCAATACCTATAACTATTCCATAACCTGAAGTGTTACTGCCAGGTTCGGCAGTAGCCATAGTTGAACCACCCAACTTTATCCATTTACCATCAGTCGTTGAGATATCTTGAGCAAACGTAACTCCACCACCATCAGCTACGGTCATAGCATCATCGCCATCGGTATAGCTAACCTTGGTTGTCATGACTTCACCAGGAACAACAATTCCCGCAGCAGCATCCTTGATCGTTAGGCCAGTAGCATCACCGTTATCTGTGAAGATGAGGTCTTTAGCGTTGGTAACCAATTTAATCGTCACATCGCCTGAGTTACCCTCAGTAATCCTGAGAACTTCTGTGTTTGCATCTTGGAAAATAAAGATGCCCGTGTGTGCGTCGAGTGTGATGTTTCCACCGGAGTCAACCTCAAATGGATTTGCAGCTACAGTAAGACCTGTAGTGCCATCGTGTGTGAGGGTGACATCATCATCTGCACCCATTTTGATTACAGCACTATCTGTGTTTAATAGAACATCATTTCCAAATGTTGCATTTAAATCATCTTCAATGGTTAAAGCTGTTGCAAGACTGTTCAAACCACTTCCCGAAACATCAGCATTTGCAGTCTGGAATATAATACTTCCACCAGCCCCAGAACCTTTACCCTGTCCACCCTGAAAGGTTAATGCTCCACCTGCAATATTGTTTGTAGTACCAGCAGTAGTTGAACCAGCAGATATAGTTAGATTTCTACCCGCAGCATCGTGTGCTGTTGCCGTCACAGAAGCTGTTGCGTTCTGTCCGTTTCCGTAAACTATATCGCCACCCGATACCGTAAGGTCAGTTGATACAGTAACTGCACCCGTTACAGCTAAAGTAGAACCATCAAACGTAAGGTTGGCTTCCCCTGCTAACGCATTAGCCCCAGTGACAGTAGCTACTGTGTTGTCTGTACTTCCTGTTAATGCTGCTCCACCTATATCCGAAAGCACCTCGGAAGTTGATCTGCTTTCTAATCCATTAGCTGTAAACCTAGCGTATTCATCGTCAGCTACTGATGCTGAATCAATCTTTACAGCGTTAGTGTTTGAAATACCAAAAGTTAAAGATGCCTGACCTCCTATATCTGAAAGTACCTCTGACGCACTTCTTCCTTCTACGACTGTACCGTCAATTCTAAGAAAATCGTCGTCCGCTACCCCTGATGTAAATTGTGCGACATCGTGTTGGCTAATCCCCTTGGCTATCTGCAACTTGTTGCTAGATATTTCTAGTCCGGGGTTTGTGCCTAAATCGACTGTCATTACAGCATCTGTAGCAGTAAGTCCATCTCCAGCAAACAATGTCGCAAGAGCGTCAGTTGTCGTTAACTGTTCGTTGGCCTCGTCTGAGTCCAGCGTAGCAAACCAGTCCCCACTGGTAGGAACTACAGCACTAAGTTCAGATAAATCAAGCGTTAAAGTAACGCCTGAACTATCTCCACCACCTGACAGGCCAACGCCCGCAGTGACTCCGGTTATGTCACCACCCTTAGAACTTCCGGGTAGAAATACGCCCGCCATCTTAGTTCATTCCTGGAACTTTGTTGTAGAACTGGAAGTCGATGGTCGCAGCGTTTGATGCGTTCTCCCTTATGACCTGAAAGCCCGTAACTTCATCTCTCGATCTGAGTGTGATGATATCGCCTGCTGCCCACTGGGTTCCCTTGCTGGTCGTCGGGGCAGTTCCATCTCGCGTTTCTACAACGCTGTTTGTTCTAACGTAGCCTTCTGCGTAGTTTGCCGTCGAAGGTACTGTCAATGATGTTGCAGAGTCCGTTACCGCATGGGTAACAAGTGCATTTTGTATTGGAGAAAAGTTATTTCTTGGCATTATTGTTTCTCCCGTTATTGATATTCGCATTACTTTCAGCAAGAAGCCTGATAGCATCAGCTAACTGGTTCTCGCGCTCTAGTTCTTTCACTCTTTCTTCTTCTTTCCTCTCACCGTCTATCGTGGCCCATTCCCTGCGATGTCTTTTTTCCATGTGGATTCTTAGATCATGGAGTGCGTGTATGGTTGCTTTTCTGCACACAGGAAGTCCCATCTGATCGTAAAGTTTTCTGTTAGGGTCATCCTTGTGAAGAAGGCATTTAATTTTGCCCCTCACTGGTTCAATTCCCTCGGGTTTTCTTGTGCTGAAAGCAAAAGTTCCGTCTTCAAATTTTTTCTGGAGCTGTTGTTCAAGCATATTTCTGTTGACAGTGCTTCTATCACCGGTCCGCACGTTATAAACATAGACCCAGCCAGCACTGCTTAATTCACTTGTTGTCATGGTCATACCATTGGTATTACCAACAATAGATCCAGGTTTTATGTTTCCTGGTTCTTCGGCTGCTTCTGCGTCTCTTAACATCTCTTGTACGGATTCCTTGTTCTCTGCCATCAGGTTCGCTCCTTCTTATAGTTGGGGCCAAATATGCTCTGACCCTTCATCCACTTGTTTTTTTCTTCGACGTTATCCCAGAAGATTTTTTTCCAGTCTTTTGGCTTAACCTCGGTTTTAGGGGGCGGTTTAAGGTTCATGTCCTGTGCCATTCGTATAGCCTCATCGACGGTATAGAGAGCTTCACCACCACCTTTGCCATCGGGAACTCCGCATATGAGCTGGAACTCCTCGCCAAACAGACGGGCATCGCCGATATCTCTTTCAAGTTTTACTCTCCGGTCATTTCTTATGACCGTGATCGTCTGGTACCTTCTGACGCTCTTAGAATCAGGAGCCGGTCGGTTAATCTCTGAGACATACCAACACGGCTCATGACCCCATATATCTGTTGTGGCCAGTTCAACAAGTGCAGCCATCTAAAGTCCTATGCAGTCCAGTCTCGGAAACCTCTGGCGTAAACGTAGTCAACTTCAAATTCTTTCGCTGCCGCCTCTCTGTTTTCAATCATAAGTACAGCAAAGAATAAGTCTGAAGCAGTAATTGCTCCAGTAATAGACTCAACCTGTGTCAACTCTGTGTCAGCAGCCAGTGAATAATCGATTCGTCCGCTTGGGCTGATTTCGACTCTGGCTACGACAAATTTGTCGGCAGTAATTGTTTGACCGGATGCGGTTGTTGTGGTCGCCGTTATAGCTGTGCCATTTTTGTTTGTGCCTGTAACAGCACCTCCGTCACCTGACGCAGCTCTAAAGAAGTCTGTAGTCCCGTCCAAGTCATACTGTAATCCTGCAACTCCGCCTGATCCATTAATACTCATGGTTGCTGTTGCGTACTCAGCAGGCATAACGGGAGTACCGCTTGCCATTGTTTCAGAAAAGCCCGCAAAAAGAGCTACATTTAAATCGTCAGCTACTTTAAACCTTGCTTCCATAGCACAACCACCATTGGATGGTTTAAACGGCCCTGCTACCAGAGCAGCATTGTCATTGTCGCCGGTGTCGGTAAGAAGCTGGATTATTCCACCTTCCTCATCGGTAACATCCTGAATGGTCCCTTCATTGACAGAGTAAAGACCCCATCCCCCGCCGAGTTCGACGGTTGAAGCAGCCCAGGTTACGTCTTCGTAAATTCCTGTAAAGTCGTTAAAGGCTCTAATTTCTCCAAAATTTCCTCGTGGCATTTTATCCTCCTCAAATAAAAAGATTAATTGCCATATTTATTAATTTAGCTAGTTGGTGCAGTAGCGTCTGCTATTACTTCATAAAGCCAGTTGCCACTGCTGCGTTCAGCATATGCATACTCATCATAGTGATACAGTGCTGTGGCTCCGCCGCCTAATTCAGGCATTCTCTTGGTCTCTACATATGGAGAGCGGCCCTCGACTAATACCAGAGCCATCTGTGAGAAAACCCCGCCTTTAGCGTCGTCTAAGCTATCAATAGTCAGGTTGCCATCCTCATACAAACGGGCGCCAGCAATGGTTCCCCTGTACCGATTCTGGTAGGCATCTACCGCTACACCTGAAGTTAGCAATGCGCCTTCTCCGGTAGTTATTCCAATACCGGCATTAATCAGTTCATCATCGATGTCCTTTAAGCAAAAGCCGTGGTGGACAGCGTTGATTGGAGCATTGGCAGGAGCTGGCTCAGTTGTGTTTGAGGTAATCCTGTATGCTGCCGCTGCAATTTCACCTGAGTCCAGAGCGTTACCAGCCGCTCCTAATTGCTCTGTTGCGCCGTCAATAGCGGTCAGTCCGTCCTCATCTTTCTTTCTTTCAATAGCGTTCTGTGCAAGTGACCCTGTCTGGGCATATGCGTTTGCGCTGATTCTCAGGGCAACCCTGTCGGTGATGACGGTGTGAACTCCGATAACCGTAGGGGTCACCGAAAACAGCGTGTCTTCCATCTGCTGAGGGTTGTCTAATTCTGTACTTTCGGTAACGGCCTGAGCTGCAAGTTTCGACATTGAAACTTCATTCCAAGTCGTCCCAGTATTTTCGTCGAGCCTTTGCCTATCGACGAGGTTAGGCATAACACCAGCGAACTCTCTCACAATTCTTGCCGAGGCAATCATCGTGGGAATAGAGTCGGCTAGTGAATCAGTTACTGTATTTCCTGCTGCCATTTCTTAATCTCCCAATTAAAAGCGGATACCGAGTTTTGACATCTGCTCCGCTGCTTGTGCTATTTCATCTCTTGATACCGACGCACCCGTATCGCCAAGGCGGGAAAGAAGAGAGTTGGAGTTCATCGCGGTGGGAATTCCCGGTCCCGAATCGAGATCGTTAATTCCGAGTTCCTCGTTTTGCTGCCTTCTCTGTTCTTCTGCTGCGCTCTGGGCGTTAGCAAGGTCTGACTCACGCTTGTCCCTTTCAAGTCGGCGTGCCGTCTTGAGGAAATCTGCGTAAGCGTCATATAACCCTGCGAGATCAGATGCCTGATAGGCCGGAGTCCATTTTTCCCTGAAGGAGCGGAGTTCTTCCGAGCGTTCAAGGTCTAGGTCCAGTTCGTCAGTAATCTCCTGTATCTCACGGATCATGTCGGATGAAGCGTTTGTAAAAGACCGATTGGTAGTGCGGCTTTGCGTCTCTGCCTGAACCTTCTCAAGCTCCTCTGCAAGTACCTGTTCGTCCTGAGTTGCCTGATGGCGGATCAGGGCGTTTGTGGTACCTGATAGAGCAGCAATCGAGTCGGCTATTTCATCGAGCGTTGACTTCTCCTCTACGGCTCGCCTGTAGCGTCCGTTAAGTGAATTAAAGTCGTTTCTCGATTTCTCAAGCTGCGCCTGCTGGTCTGCAAACTGCTTCTTCATTTCGGCTAAATCAGCCTGGAGTGTTTCTACTGTGGGAGGTTGACCAGGATTCTCGGCCGGTTGCGCTTGCGCGGGCGCGGCCTCTGTCTCTGGTGCAAGGCTGCCAGTTCCATTCACTCTTTCTTCTGGCGGGTTTTCAAAACCTGCCGTCTGGTTCTGTAATGTCATGCACTACCCCTTAAAATAAAAAAAGCCGCCGAGAGAATTAATCTCTGGCGACTGAACCGCACTTACACTATATGTTTAAGTTAGCGTCTAGTTTAGATTTTTTAATCGTCCTTTGTCAAAGATAAGATGAAGATCCGATTTACACTTGGAGCATCTAACCCACATTTCCCCGATAAGTTTCTGGGCAACTTTTCTTCCGCAGTGCGGACACCTTACTCCCTGAAACCCATATTCCTTCTTTGCCGTGGTTGTCATTACTGTCCTACAAAAAGCCTGTCGATGTATTCCTGAATATTATTCAGGTCTACGACTCCCGTCTGTCCTGCGTCACGCTGATCTTTCCTGATCTGTTCGACCATTCCTACAACAATAGGATTCATAGGACTTGTGATCGATCCCCTCTTGAGAAGTACCGCTTCTAGATGAGGATTTCTCATCCTGATATATTCCTTCTGCTTGCGTGCTTCTTTCTCGAGTCCCTTGATTATTTTTTTGTGCTTGCCATTTTTTTTGTAATCGGCTTTGTTTGTGGACTTGAGGTACTCTTTGTATTCATCCTCAACGCCGTGAACCTTTGCTATCCTCATCGTTACGTCCCAGTATTCACGCATTATCTGAACGTCATTGTCGTACTCTTCAATGGCAGCCCTTACCCTCGGGTCCTCGTATCTTTCACCCCTGAATGTGCCAAGCCCTCTTCCGGTAATGTATTCACCGAATTCAGGGTTTTCCTTGTTGGCAGCAGCAATGATTTCCTCGCGTTCCTCTTCAAAACTGTCGAAGTCCATGTATCCGCTTTTCTCGTCAATATCAAGCTCGAGGTTAAAGTATTTCTGCGCCCAGTAATCAGCCCGATTCACATCGTCCGGATCGCCTGCTATTTCGGCAAGTGTCTCCTTGTTCTCGTCTTCAAATAATTCATACTCCTGCGCCCGTTGACGTTTCAAGTTTTTTATTGCTGTACCGACATCTTCAGGTGACGCACCGCTGTTGAGCTTGGATATCAGATCCTGTTCAAATTCAACAAATCTATTGCTCAACCGTTCAAAGGCAAGCCCGAGATCGTCTTTCTTCTTGGCCTTGAGCCTGTCAATATATTCAACCATTCGAGGATCTTTTTTAATGATATCGAGTTCACCTTCAGAGAGATTATCGGGGTCCCATCCAGCCTCATCACCAACTCTCGCGGTCGGGCTTTTTACACCCGCGGCAATCTTTTCACCTGTGATTTCCTGAAGAAGATCATTCCATGAGAGGGGAGCTGACTTAGTTCCCCAAATCTCACCTGCCGCAAGTGAGATTGCACCACCGATATCTCCCTCGGCGACCCTTTCCCCAGCCTGTGGTATTTCGTCTGCGGCAAAGGGAATATGCTGTTCAAGAAAATAACCTGCCCGTTTCAACAGATCGTCTCCGGGAAGCCATTCGGGATCATTCGGCGCCCATCCTGCTTTGGTTTCCTCTCCTTCAAATGTTTCACCTGTACGCCAATCCCATCCAAGTGCTATCGGACCTGACGCGACTCCCCTGAAAGCATCAAGGGGAAGTTGCCCCTGCGGCGGGCCTGCCATTAACGTAACCATCATTCTCAGCATTGAATCGTATGGACCGAAAATACTGTAGTCCCTGCCCTTAAACCTTATCCGCATAAAGTTTGAGTTATAGTTCCACCTACCTTGCTTATCTTTGACCATTACCCTGAAATCGGTTTCGTTACCAAGCGCCCAGTTAGCACCAACCGTTAGAAGAGTTCCCTGCGATATCATTCTGAGCATTGAACGACGGGCAATTCGTTCCTGTATAGAAGTTTCCATAATCTTTCCCTGACCACCCATCATGGCTCTTCGCGCTCTCCCGCCACCCGGAACAATATCGGCAACTGCGCCAATCGGGTCCTTTACCGTACCCTTGGCAGCCCGTCCCATGCTCTCAAGTCTTGCCTGAAAAAAGCGTGGGGCAAAAAGCAAAAAATCACCAAGGTTTCCCCCGAACTTTTTGCTTCCGTGTCCGGTGGCTGAATTAACTGCATCACCTATCTCGCGGCCAAGATCCGTACCTTTTATTTCATCCAGCGTGCGACCTTCCGCTAAAAGTTCCTGAACTATATCGTCGGCCCATTCGATTCTCATCCTCACACCAAGAACACCAAAGGCCCTGTTCGCCTGTTTGATTCCAGGTATCATTCCGATAGTTTTTTGAGCGCCGATAGTGAACTCGTTGTCAATTTCAATATTGACCCCAAGAGCGCCAAGCTCATCACTTGTAAGTCGTCCGTTAATTCTTGCCTTTTTATTGAAATCACTCAGAAAACTACCGAGAAGTTTATCTCCTTTACGAAAGTCAGAAACTTCCAATTCTCTTTTCAAAAGACTATCTGATTCTTTAAGTTTTACATTAGGTAGCCCCCATGCCCGAAAATGCCAGATAAATGCTTTAGTGGCCATTACCGGATTGTCATGAAGTCTCAGCAGTCCCTGAATCATCATTGCACTATCGTCAAGAGTTGCCCTGAGAGATCTATATTGACTAGCGTGCCACTGATAAATATTAGGGAAGATTGCCCCTGCGCCAGTAGTTGGTTTTTCCGACTCGATTACTTTGTTAATGGTACGGGCAAGTTCTGCCGGAAAAGATGTTCCGCTCAACTGGGGTAAATTACTGTCGATATAGGAATAACCTCTTGGAGGTTCCTCGGCAAGAGCTTTTACATAACTAAGCTCACCTTTCAACAACTGGTATTCATCCTTTAGCCCTTTCAATGCGTCCTGTGAATCATAAAGGTTGATCAGAGACCTGATGGCGTTATCATCCATCGTGGCAGCGTCACCGTGCGCTTTCTTGATCTGACCTTTTATTCTGTTTATATCTCGCTGTTCGACCTTATCGAGAAGTTTTATGACTCTTGCCTCTTCTTTCTCAAAAGCCCTGTAAGCATCATCCAAACGCTCCTCGGTTCTTTTCACCTTTAGCAAGGCTCGTTCCTCGTTAATCATGTCACGGCGAGCCTGTATCGCCATTTTGTCCATACCGGCAAGACGGTCTGCCTCGTCTGCCATATCCTGGACCCTGTCCTCAAGGTTGATCTGGTCATCGGTGACCTTATCAACTCTTTCTCTCAGGCTTTCCGTTCTACGAACCATCTTGTCGTAAACCTCACCGATGCCACCTGCTCTTTCGTATGCGGCGGGATCTGACTCTACAGCACGAGCGAGGTTTCCAAGATCATCTATATCTTTCTGAAGTTTATCGGTAAGGCGGGTCCACTTTTTATCGCTGGTGCGTACCTTTGCTTTACCGCGTTTTAGCTTTTCGTTATTTCTGAGAATCTTTCTTACAAGTTCTCTGCCCTCGGTGACTGCCTGCCCTGCAAGAAGTCGGGCCTCCTTTAGGTCTGCCGCGCTGTATTTTCCTGCGACGGCATCCTGTCTACCCTTGGCTCTTTGAGTGCGTTCCATTGCCTCCGCACCAGCACGCGTTGTTCTGCCGCGGACTCTTTCCATTTCGGCAGCACCTTTCTCAGCGGCTCTTTCCGCCCGTCTTGCAGCCCTGTCTGCGACCTGTCTGAGAGTCGTGGACCGTACCATTCTGCCCAGAACAGTATTTTTCTTTGAAAGAATTTTCTTTGCGAGCTTATCGCTTTTCAAGACAATAGGATTGGTTGCAAGGCGACTCGCTTTGGTGGATCTAATAAGATTGCCGTCAAGATCTCTTGCTTCCTTGAGAACCTTTGCCATGAAAGTATTCCCAACATCAACCCCTGACTTTCTTACATAGGCTTCAACCGCATTTCTGAAACTGTCGTATTTAAATCCTTTTAATATACCTTCAGACTGACTTGAGAATTTCGCGGTCTTCTTGTGAGTTGCTCCACCTCTTCCAATCCCGGCCTGTGCTGTTTCTTCAATAAATTCACTTTCGGCTCCTCCTCTTGGAATATAGAACCCACCTTCAGTGATGTCATGTCTGGTACTGAGATCGACCTCAAGTTCGTTGAGGGTATCCTCTATTGGCTTGAGTCTTCTCCTTACTTCCTGAAGAGCCGTATGTTGTTCATTGGTCAGAAATTTGCTGTAAGCGGGATAATTTGCCGCAACGTCTGCTATCGTAGGGGGCAATTTCATCCCCTTAACAGGAGGCAGATTGGGAATAGTTCCGTTATCTGCAATTTGAAAAGCGTCATCAATAAGGTAATCGACTTCAGACGAAATCGATGCAGCAACATTTTCCCCACTGTCAATTGCTCTTGCCCTTGCGTCTATGGCATTGTCAACCAAATCGTCGTAGACAGAGTTTGTTCCTCCAACCATTTCGATAAGATTGGTTAAAAGGCTTTCTTTTTTTGTGATGTTTACCTTTACATCTTTGACATTAAAAATGTTCGATTCGGGTGCCTTGATTGTCTGGACCACATCGGGAACTGCACCAGGTACATCATCTCCACCGCTTCTGCGAAACAACTTTCCACCAACCCAGCTAATTCCATCTGGCACGGCCTTGAATCCCCAGCCAAGCGTCTTACCAGTCACATGCCCGAGCGCACCTTCAAACCCTATAGCAGGAAGAGTCATTTCATAAGCTATCGACTCTGCGGTCCTCATCTTTCCCCTTTCAAAACTTTGGTTCCAGAGATCCTGACGTTCAAAGTAATCAAGATCTCTTCCAAGTTCATTTCTTTTTTTGGCCAACTGGTTAAGAAAAAACTGCTCGTCTTCTTTATCCAAACCAAACAGTCTCTGTGAAATTTGCTCTCTACCGTAGGTTGCACCTTTCCCATACTGTTCTGCGGCCGAAAAAGCTGTAGCCGTAAATGCACCGGGAGGTGTCGCCATTAGGAAATTTTTTACCGTCTGACGTTCTTTTTTCAGATAGTCCATAAATTCCGGCGTAGGCTGGTACTTCAATCTTCCGTCGGTATGACGAATGAGTGATGGATCGGCCTTTTCTAGTGCAATCAGTTCCTCGGTTGTCGGGTTTCTGTGTTCAAAACGTGCCATGTATCCCGGATCTGTGACCCTTTCAGGTATCAGTCCGAAGACAGGGCCTCCGACATCGGTAAGCCAGTTTGATTTTTTGGGCGCGGGGTTTTCAAAATCCTCCGGAAGCTGCGGGAATACGGGTCCCGCAGGGACTGTTTCGGATTCCTCTCCCTCTGCAAGATTGGGATTTTGCCTGAGCCATGCTTCTGCTGTGTGATGTGACATTATGCTCTGCCTCTGGTAATTATCGTTCTACCTCTGGTTCCGGTTCCGCTTCTCAGTCTTCTTCTTCTTTCAGATTCAAGTCGTCTTTCCTCAGCGGTTTGCCTTGCAACGTCGGCTTCCTTTTCTCTTTCAATTCTTTCCTGCTCAAGCCTGAAGAAAGGACTTTGCTCAAAGCGTTTTTCAAATCCCGGAAGTTTTGATTCAAAGAACTGCTGTGAAGTCTGTGCCGGTGTTGTGGCAGCTTGGACCATAAGTTGTTTATGCCCGCCGCCGGTCATGAATTCTTTATCTACTACTCTTGAAGCCTCTGATTCCCGTCTTTCTTCCTGTAATTGCGCTCGGGCCGCATCATAGGCTGCCTCGGCTGCTGCCACTGCCCTTTGATCCGTGCCAGCCTTGGCAAGTTGAGCCTGAAAAACTCTCTCAGCCTCAGCCTCTTTTTGTTCAAATCCTGTTATCCATTCGTCATAACCCAGATCAAACTGATCACTGATTGCCGCTGAATCCACCTGCGGAACCGAGACATCCCTGTAGGCCTGTTCAAATCCGGGAAGTTTAATTTGATCACTCAGCCACTTTGTAAATTCAGGCCTGTCTAATGCCATTTCCTGTAACTGTGGGATGATTGGTGTCAGGTCGAAATCTTTCGGCTGTGGTGCGGACGGCGCACCCCATGAAGGCATGGCTGGAATGTCGTAATCCTTGCCGTCCCACGTAAAACTTGTCGGGGCCGGTGGAGGTCCTGTCGGATCAATCTGTGCTTTATAACCTTTTTCACTTTGCTGATAAACGGGAAGTGATTCAAAATATCCTTCGTAAAGATCGTTGATTGCCGAACTGCCCTCGACGTCGGTCAGTCCAGCCTTAGCCGACAGTCCCGGAACAACATTATTTTTAAAGTAGGCAATAAATTTGGGATCTGTATCCGCATCGATAATCCCTTTTTCAATTGCCATTGCCATTAATCGGGCCTGACGATTACTATCGTCAGAAAATTCAAGGCCTGCAACGGCTGCATCGAGGTCACCCTCAATCAAAGCCAGAGCGTCTTCGGGACTGTTATTTGCAAAAATGTCACGATACCTTTGCCATTCCATATCTGAGACTCTTTTATTATCGACAGGCTGATTATTGATCCACAGAGACCTGTCTTTAAACAGAGCCGTTTTAAGGTCCTTATCAAGAGCCGAATTGTTATCTGCGTATGCAGAGCGGCGAGAAACTTCAGTTTGCTGCTTTGTGAATTCATCGTATGGACTCATGCCTGTTTCGGGGTTAAAGGCCATGAACCCTTTAACGATATTAAAAGCAGCGTTTGTAAACCACTGCTCGGGAGTCATATTGGTCTGATGCGCCTCATCTTTACCGGCAGGTGTAATTTCTCCGTTTTTAATAAAACTATTTTTAAAATTCTTGATCTGATCCCTGATCAGCCGGTTCGTTTCTCCGTGTCCGCTTTTCTCATATTTATTAAAGGGTTCATTAGTATTGGGATCTAAATAAGTGCTGGGGTTTTCAACTCCCCCCGCATCACCGATCCATCCAAAGACAGTGTCGTTGAGGTATTCGGCATCGGAATCAAACTTTTCAATATCGACAGGTGTTTGTTCAAAAAGAATTTCCGGTACCCCAAAAAAGGCAGGACCTTCTTTTTCTGCTTCGCCGGAAAGAAACTGCCCGAAGTCGCCTTTGTTCGTTCTTGTCCCGTCGAAATAATCAAGGAAATAATCACCGGTTACCTGGTTATATACAGAATCAAAAGCGTTTTCGATATTCTGTCTGTGGCGTAAAAGATCGGTGACAGCAGCGTATTCAAGGCTTGATTCGTCTTCGTATTCAAGTGTCGAAAAATATTCCAGCCGGTCTTCAAGATCCTTCATTTTCTTTGTGCCAAGAAGGGTTATGACCAGAGGCTCGGAAATGTTTCCGTTTTTAGCTCCCTGCAAAAGAACCGGTTCCATCATGTGTTCAACGAGAGGCATAGTAGGGTCCACCCTGAGCTGATTGCCTTTCGCGTTCAGAACCCTGTTCAGAATATTCTTTGATACGCTGTCTGTTGCCTGATCAAAAATATTCGCTTCAAAAACGAGTTTTCCTGCCTCTTCGTCAACCGAAACACCAAGGTACATATTTTTAAGAACGTCATTTTTCGTTGCTTCCCTGAGAGTCAGCCCGCTTTCCATGAGCATATCGCCGTTGAGCGTTGTTGAATTTTCGATCTGGGAAATGACCTGATCGGTCGTTTGATCTATCAGAAGCCTCACCGTCCCATCATCAAACTGGCGTGGCTTTGTTATCAGACCCGCACGTTTCATGCCTGCCTTCTCGGCCTCATCCTCTATCCACAATCCCTGTTCTTTCATTTTTTCGATTGCTTCAGGGTCTTTCACCTGATCCATACCGAAATCAATAGCGTCGTCTTCCTCAAGTTCCTCTTCGCCGATCTCTGCCTTAACGTGTGCCATGTTGGCGAAATTCAATATTTCGAGGATTTCCTTAACGCGTCTTGCTTCTATCCTATCGGGACTAGCTGTGTAAACAGGAGCCTCAAATTGCAATTCGGGTATTTCAGGTGGCATTAGGGTCTCCTGAATTCATCGATCGAAAGATTGTTTTTAGCAAGCATTTTTTCAAGAAGCGCCTGACTTTCACCGGCAGGAGAAATTCTCGGAGTCCGGTTTTCTTTTTTGGCCGATTCCTTAACCAAAAGTTTATATTCATCTATAACGCTTGTAATAGCTTCTGTGACTGGGTTTTTACTGGGCAAGGTTAATCCTCGGTGGTGTTACTGTGTCAGGTGTAAGCGGAGTATTTAAATCAGGCATAGCTGGAGCGGGTCCACCTGGCATCTGAGGCTGCATACCCTGTTGACGCTGTGCGATTTCGCTCATGGCAGTTTCCTGATTTTCTTCGTCAACGAGTCCCATCTGCTGTGCGATGGTCTGTTCGATTCTTTCCCTGACCGATGGTAGTTGCCTGATACCTTCTTCAATCAGTCTCTGTCTTATCTCGGTTCCGTTTTCGTATCCTGCGGCCTCGTAATATGTCTGCGGATCGATCAGGCCCGCACCGTATTCGCTCATTGCGACCTGTCTGTTCTGCATCTCCATGACTGGTTCAGAGTGAGGGAATGCGACCTGAACGCCGTAGACGCTGTGGACCTGTGACTTCCTTAGAAGTTTCCCGTTGGCACCGATTCCGCCTGAGAGTTCGGATACGTTATCGACGAGCTGGAGAATTCTTCCCGCGACTATCGATGCCATGTGTTCTCTCTGCATGGCGAGTCCTGCGAATATCCTCATACCCGCGGTATTTAAAATTGCCTGCTGGCCGACGGTTGTAACGCCTGACTGCCTCTGGCCTGCGAGCGCCGATGAATACGTCCCGAGTTCGAGCGTATTATCGGTACCCATTCTCACGTTCTGCATCCAGCCAGGAATGTCTCCCGTGTTCATGACCCAGTAGTCCTGCGGGTCTCCTTCTAGGATTCCCTCGTTCTGGATTGCCTGAGCGAGAGTCATCGGATCGCGTGACGTTCCCATCGGTGCGAAGGCAGTCCTTAAAAGCATCTGGTGAGATGCCGAAATTTCCTGCGTTCTTTTCCTGATGGTCTCTTTATTGGGAGTTAAGATCCCCTGTGCAAAGTTATAGGGATCTCCGCCCGCATCTGCGATATCCATTCCTGAAAGTCCTGCGAAAGCGTGTACAAAAGGAACAAATCCCCACGTATTTCTCTCCATGTAGATGGGAGTTGCGGCTTTCGAGCTTGGCGAACCGTAAGTTGGTGCGGGATTAGCGAGCATTTTAACGTGCCAGTACGGAGTCCAGTAGTCCCAGACCTCGATTTCATCCCACGGGTCCTTATCACCCATGTCAAAAATCTCTGCGTACTTTCTTCTCTGCGTTCTTTTCTTCATAACCGACTGTTCATGAAGGTCCTGCGCTGTCATCTTCGATGCCTTGATGGCGATCTGCGGAATTTTCTCCGTAGGATTCATCAGAACTGTCGAAGGGTGGGGGACTCTTATGCGAATCGGGTTAAACTCCCTGCTTTGAGCGCGGTAAATTGCATTTTCCTGCTCGTAAGCATCGTCATCGGGAAAGTTTTCACGCTTCGGCGGGGACGGTTTCTCTGATAATCCGGTCAAAACGGGGGCTTCAATGACTCCGTAGCCGTGGGCCACAAGGTATTGTGCGACCATTTTCCACGGAAGGTTGGGTTCATGCAGTGCGGCGTTCTCCATTACGGCTTTTAGGCCGTGTTCGAGTGCGGTTGCATCGAGTTTGTGCTGCTCAGTGTCGCCGACAGGCTCCCTGTGGATTCTCGGTGAGAAGCTCATGAGAGTTGCGACGGCGTGATCGACCAGGTGCGTCGGCGTCGAGTCGTAAAATACGGGCCTTCCCTGGTAATTTGCGTTCCATACGCGGAATTTCCTCTGGTAATACGCATCGTTATCGCGGAATTCCTCGTGCGCCCTTGACCATAGTTCGGTCATCTTTGAATGAAATCGTGTTATCTGTTCTGCTTCGGGCCTTTCCCTTAAATCAGCCATAAATATTTCCTATGCAAACGCCGGTAGGCGGATAATTTTTCCGTGGCTCTGTATGCCCCTGTTCTTTTTACACATCAGAGCGATGCCGAGTGCCATGACGTAATCGTCGTGAGCGCCGCCCATCGCCTGCGGTTTTTCGCCGGGAGCTGCAATGATCGTTGAGAATTCATCGAGTCCCTGTTTGTTGGGAATCGTTAAGTGTCCGTCATTGAAAGTCTGGCGAAGTTCGTCAAAAAGGTTCTGGCGGCTCATCCTGTCGGTTCGCCACCCGTGTTCGCGCCGTGCAGTCTTTCCCCGACCGACGGTCCGTCTGTAGAGTTTCGGATAGTTTTCGTCACGCGCTACCGTAAGAACGGTATCCGAAAAGTTATTTTCAATTGCCCAGTCGGGGTTGTCATATACCTCGAGCAGATTCATTGATGCCACCGAAAAGTCCTCGGGGGCAAGTGCATTTGTCACAAGGTCAGCAACAACATACCCCGAGTTAACATCGAGAATTACGGTCACCGAGTAGTCAAGGCCCACACCGGAGGCAACGTCAGTGCCTGCAACGTACCTTCTTCCGACCCGTGGCTCCTGGTATATATTAGCGGGTCCCACCTGCCTGATCGGCGCCTTACATTCCTCTGCCATTCCGATAATCATGTCTCTGTCAAAGATGCTTTGAGCTTTAGGTGGTGCGAGTGCTTCTGTTTCCTCGCCGGGATACTCCTGCTCCATGTACTGTTCGGGACTCATTCCCTCAAGGTCGAGTACCGGAACCGAATCCATCGTCCTCTCGTACCACTTTTCATCTCTTCCGGGTCTTGCGTGCCACGGAACGAAGAGGGTTTTCCACCCGTTGTCGGGAGCTGCGCGGTAGAGTTCCTTAAACAGCGAACCCATCTCTCTTTTATTTGACGTTGATCCCATGATCATCTGGCCACCGCCGTCAATCGTGGGCTTTACTGCCGTGTAATTCTGTGCGTGGTACTCATGAAAGTCCGCCTCGTCCTGTATAACGACCGATGCCGTCTCTGATCTTCCCGCATCTTCGGTCGAAGGAAGGGCTAACACCTTTGAATCACGCTCTGGTATACCTATCTCACTCCTTGAATCGGGGGATAGCGGAGCCTGCCAGTCCTCGGGCAGGTTCTTAAGTATGAAGCGTACTTTGTCAAGAAGTGAGAAGGCCTCAGTCTGTCCCTTTGAAATCATCAGGACGTTCGTCCCGTGATTAAACGTAAGAAGCCACGCCGCATACGCAGCACACGTCCATGAAAAACCAAGCTGCCTTGCCTTTAATACCGAAACAAGACGGTTATCAACTATCGCATTCGCAAGATCAACGATGTAATCCCACTTCTGAAAAGGAGCGGCACCACCGGATATACCCGAATGTATCTGCGCCCTTTCGAGGATCTTCACATGATCAAGGAAATCAGGTTCCTCCCCAGACGAAATGAAATTTCTTCGGGCGAATTCCTTTTTAATTCTCCGAACTGCTTCCTTTCTGTGAGATTCCGGTATAGCAACCATTTAATCTACCTTTTGCATTTGTAATAATGTTGCCCTGTAATCATTTTCCTTAAAATCCTTCTCCGTTTTGTAACCTTTTCTCTGCCTCATAATTTCTATACGCGTGATAACGTTGAATATTTGGTGTATGACCTCTTAACTCTTCAACTGGTTCGTTGTACATGACAGCGGTAATCGACGTTAGAGGCCCTGATATTTTGAGGTTTGTATCAGCATCAAAAAACGTAAACCCCGTCGCACATATACCTCCCTCCCCACCGCCATGTAAAAGAAGCGAACCATTTAGGAATTCATAGGAATCAAGTGCAAAACTACTTCGGCCATCTTTGTAGCGATTAACGTCATGCCAGGTACCGCTGATGTTAACCTTAACAACGTCATCGACTTCTATGGCCAGCGACATTACTTCTTGCCTTTCTTGGACTTTCGGGGCTTCATGGGTTTTTTCTTGCCGTAACCAACACCTTTGGGCATTTCTTCCTCCTGAGAACTCGGTGGAAAACGATAGGGGAGATATGATTGCGAGAGGTGCATCAAACCCAATACATATCCCCTAATTTAAAATAGCAAAATAAAGCGGTCGTTTCAACCACCATAAACAAAAAACAACAGCAAGAAAGAAAGAAGCAAAGAAAGAATACCCATATATATATATAAAATATATATGGGTAAATTCATTAATATAAATACTAAGATACCTCCCCTCCCCAGAAGATTCCGTCCAGGCTTTTATGGCCTTACCGTCATCTTCTATGACACCCCTAAAAGAAACACACAGATCCCAGAGCAAAGGAGCTGGGTAGCAGATACCGAATAGCTACAAAAACGGTTGCGAGACGTACCCTCTCCGGAACGCGCGTGCGGGTGGGCCGCGGGTTGGGTGCGCGGGCTGCGAGCGTGACACCCCTGCGCGTCTTTATTCCAGGCGCACACGAGCCTATATTATTTTTAGCGCTTGCGCTTTCCTTTGGCTGCCTCGGTGGTCTGAATTTTTCACTGTTGCTGCTGATTCAGAGAAATAATGCGGCGCTGAAATTCGCAGTATGTCCGCTTTTAATCGTCGTCTATGTGCTGGTATTCCGCTTCAATTGCGCCGCTGTTGGCGCTGTTCAAGGCGTCAAGCAAAGCGCCGCTGTCGAGCGCCTGAAGTGTTGCATCAATGTTGATCTGCTGGTTTATCTCGCGTTTGTCGATCCACAAGCCGGCAATGTGAGCTAATGAATCCAGCGCCTGACGCGCTGCGCTTAGCTGCCGATGTTCTTTCCCAAGCGCTACCAATTCCAGATACTGATTAATCAAGAAATCGCGGTCAATATCCTGTTTTCGCTGCGTAGTTGCTAGGTTTTGTTGTTGTACCTTGACAAGATAATCACGGACCTTGTCATTTCGCAACAATCTTGAAGCGCTGCTGTTAATGTGCGCTTCACTTTGGGTACTTCCGTATGCCTGACGATACGCGCCGGATGCATTCCGTCCATTGTCAAGGTATACATTGCAAAACATCAATTGCTTTTCGTTTAGATCGTGTTTTATTTCAGCCATTTTTTACTCCTGATTTATTCCTAAAGTTTAGCATTAGTGGCGGCTGATTCTACAACCAAAGCATAAATAGATATTGACATATGGTGTCTATTCCACTAAACTTGTGGGAAATAAAAACAAGTTTGAGGGGTGCAACATGAGCGATTACATCGGCTACAGCAGAAAAGTAACCATCGGAATATTGAATGATCACAACATGAGAATAGAAGACTTTAAAGACTTCATAAAATACGTTGGAATTAAAGACTATTACACAACGAAAGAATTAAAGAATTTCCTAGGCTATTAATAAACAAGCGGCCGCGACACCGGCCAAAATAAGAGAGGTACA